TTCAATTAATAATAATTCAGAATCTTTTTCTTTTTCCTTTTCTTTTGAACACTTAGTATTTTTTGCAATCAGTTTATACAAAGATGATAATATTATATAACTCCAATAAATGTTAAGAAGCACTAATATCAAAAATAACCCAATAACAAATCTATTTAAAAAGTAAAAGCCATCTTGAAGCATTTTAATCCAATTATGTTTATAATAAATAATGTATTCAAAACATTTGTAAACTCTAAAATAAATAAAAAGTGAAGCAAAAATTAGTTCATTAATTGGTTGTATTTTTTTAATAAATATTAAAAATGGTGAATTTTCTTGTTTCTCTTTCTCCTTTTCTATAAAATCCATGTATTTTTTAATCCAAAACCGAATATTCAAAAATATAGTACTAGTTTCAAATAATAATACTTTTTGCACAGCATCAGGAACAATGTGAATGCCAATTTTATAACCCCAAAAGTACAATAACATGCATAATATATGATGTAAAATTGCCTCATAATATTTAGTCTTGCCTGTAGTGTCTCTTACACAAGCATATATATTTAAAAATAAATCTACAAAGAAAAATGTAAAAAGTATGTAAGATAAATTAGAAATCCATTTTGTATCCTTTGTTTTTTGATATTTATACATATAAAATGTACAACAAATTGAATTTATAAATGATAAAATGCTTGAAATTATAGGTTGTGAAATAGTATTAAATATTTTATCTAACATTTATAAGTAAAAATATTTAATAAATTAAAATACATCTTATTAATTTTTTATCTCCCAGTCCAAACTTTTGTAATTACTCCAGGAACCTTTCCTTTATTAAAATCGCTAATATAATTAGTAAAATTATAATTAAATGACTTGTAATGAGACAAAATTTCACCACATAAAGATTTAATTTTTATTAACTTGTTATATTCAATGTTAAATAATATTCCCAATATTCTTTCTAAACCACATCTATCTGTTCTACATTTTATGACATTTACTAAATTGCTTAAATTATATTTTTTCTCTAACAAAAGTAAAAAACTATGATTTATATAACATTGACCCCCAAAACATAAATTAAATTGTGTTTTGTTAGTAATTCCTAATATATTTATTTCATTTCCCATTATTTCTTTTTTGACATAATTATTATTTTTTAAGAAACTTGATATGCGTAATAAATTATTAAGATTTTCTTTATCATATACATGATGCCATAATGGTATTACGGGAAATTTAAAGTTTTCAAATGGAATATGTGTATGAAAAAATAAACTATCATGTATAATAACGGCATTTTCAAACCATTTATTTTTCAAAAAATATACATAAGGTAAAAGTTCACCTCTGCCGGGATATTCAGATTGTATTATTTTAACGTTTTTATATTCATGATAAGATTTAACAAATTTATAATTGCTATTATCATCAATAATAATAATTTTTATTAAAGGATAGTGTGTTCTAATAAGTTTTACACAATGATTCCAATATTCATTAGTTTGTTGCGAATTAACATGTCTTGTAATTATAAATCCATAACTCATTTACAATAGACTTATATAATATATTAGATAAAATAGAATAATTAAATATTTATGAAATATATGATGGTAAATCGTCAATATTTATAATTTGTTCATTTTTGGCTAAACTATTTTTTTGACAAACAAATTTACTAAACTCTGCTCGTTCAAGTTGTGCCACTGGTGTATGATTGTGAACGCATCTTGAAATCATTTTATACAACTTGAAGTCCGGATAACGTTCAAGTCCGTTATTTTTATAAAGAACATTAATTCCATTATCATCTATGCACCATTCTACAATTAACTTAACAATTGGTTCACATTCACTCAAATTCTTTATATCATCAACATCATCAACAATGTAATCAAAAATAGAACATGCTAAACGGCACAAATCAAAACTGAAATTAGGTTCCAAACGTGGTTTCTTTTCATTCAAATATGGTTCAGTGTTGTATTGTGTTGCAGCGTCACCTCCTAATTGAAAACTATCACTACAAAATGTCTTACCACCCATTTTATATATAGCTCGTCCAAAGTCTATTATTTTGAATATCTTTCCAAAGGTTGGAACCTTGTAATATTTCTTTTTATAGCAATAATTTATGTATTTTTTGTTAGTTGAAACATACATTATGTTATTAGTATGAAGGTCATTGTGAGTAAATGAAAATGTTTTTTGATAAGTAATTAGTATCATAATTATTTGCATTAAAGCTGAAAACCATTCGTCGTGTGATAAATCATTATTCATAATTAAATCGTCAAACGTGCTCTCACAATTTTCCATGCAAATAACTTGTACTGGGAATTTTGGGAACGTTGCAAATAATGTTTCCTCTTCAATGTCAGAATAATCACTGGAATTATCACTATTATTAATATCAATATCATTTGCATCATTTATATTTGCATCATTTGCATCAGCATAAAGGTCGACAATTTCATTATTACATTCATTATTACATTCATTATCTGAACCGGACCCTGAATTGATTGCAACCTTATCACACTCATCGCAATCATCTATTATATCATTTTCATTTGTATGAGATGTTCTTGAAGAACAAGTGGAACCAGATTTAAGTGTTTCGGATTTCTTTTGTTCAATAATATTAAATTGATTGGAATTCATTATATCTACTAATTCAACATTCATATTTTTTACGTCAGCCAATGTGATGTGATTTCCATCACTAGTATTTAAGCAAACATTGTTATCTTGAGCAAAAGATTCTTGAGTAAAAGATTCTTGAATAAAAATATTCTCAAAAATGGTTTCATCAATAGATTTAGCAGATAGTAAAGATTTTTGCGACCCATTAGAAATATTTAATGGTTTCAATATTTTTACATCATCATCATTGGTGATTAAATGATTATAGTCTTCAACATTAAATAGAATATTTTGTTTTTTGACAAAGAATTCCGATTTAATTAAATAATCCAAATCATCAATTATATTAACTTTATAATTATTTTTGATGGCCAAAAAAGAGCCATAATAATCAACGCCATGAATGAATTCGTGACTATTTAACAATTGACTAGTTAGATAACAAAAGAAGCCGTCAATATATGAAGAGTTGTTAGTATCTTCGAGTTTAGGATGAGTATTTATGGACTTATCAAAGGATGGTAGATTGAAAAGTGTCTGGTCATTGTAATTGTATTTGCCAACTATGTATTTGAATGGGTCTAATAATGGAGCCATCTTGAAGAATACTTTTTGTGTCATTGTGAAGTCCTCAATGTCCGAAATATTCTTTAATTTGCAAGTAAATATATTATCGGATTTCTCATTATCCTTGTCTTTAACATCAGATACAGACCATAAATGGTTTAGATTGATTGCATTACAATTGGTGTTATTTAATGCAAAAAATCTGTCATAAATGGGAATATAGTTCTGCACATTTGACAGGTTAATCCGTTTGTTAGTTTGAAACTTGTTAAAGAGATTAAAGTTCTTTCTCTTTTGATAATTAACACTAAACATTGTGGTTGTCATTAGCAAATAAAAATATAAATATTACTAATATTTAACTCATTTTTTCCTAAACAACTAACAAAATAAGAATAATTTGATAATATAGGAAAATAATAATGCAAATTATTTAGTTATTGCGTTGAACAAAATAATTCTTTTATAAGAATATAAATATAATGAATTTAGATTTAAGACGTTTTGATATGAAGAGTATTAGTTTTAAGCCAAATGAATCAAAGGGTCCTGTGGTTGTTTTAATTGGTCGTCGTGATACTGGTAAATCATTTTTGGTAAGAGATTTATTGTATTATCAACAAAGTATTCCGATTGGCACAGTTATCTCTGGTACAGAAGAAGGTAACGGATTTTATGGCGCTCTAGTTCCCAAATTATTCATTCATAATGAATATAATACTGCAATTATTGAAAACATATTGAAGCGCCAGAGGCAGGTTTTGAAACAGATTAAGAAGGAAATGGAGCAATTTAAACGCTCAACGATTGACCCTCGAACCTTTGTGATTTTAGATGATTGCTTATATGACAACACATGGGCGCGTGATAAGATGATGCGACTTTTATTTATGAATGGTAGACATTGGAAGGTCATGTTAATCATCACAATGCAATATCCGTTAGGCATTCCGCCGACACTGAGAACCAATATAGATTATGTTTTTATTTTAAGAGAGCCGTATATTGCCAATAGAAAGCGCATTTACGAGAATTATGCAGGCATGTTTCCCACATTGGAGTCATTTTGCCAAGTGATGGACCAATGTACCGAAAATTATGAATGTTTGGTGATAAATAACAACGCCAAGTCCAACAAATTACAAGACCAAGTGTTCTGGTATAAAGCCGACGCACACAATGACTTCAGATTGGGGTCAAAAGAGTTCTGGGAATTATCCAAATCAATCAATGATGAAGATGAAGATGAACAATATGACCCAAATAATGTGAAGAAACGTGGTCAGGGCCCCAAAATTGCGGTTAAAAAGACCAAGTGGTAATAAAATATTTGATTATGTAATAATTTATATTATTAAATAATTATATGAATAACACTGATAATATTAATAATGATGGTTTAGTAACAAAAATTATAGCATTTTCAAAAAATATAGCAAATGGTGGTCTTTTTCCCAAATACGCGTATATCAAATTATTTAGACCTTTTGTTAACAATAGTAATGATTATATTTTTTATATAGACGGATGGACAATAACTCATTTATTTAGTGGTTTATTTTTTGGGTATCTTTATTTATATCTTAAATGGAAACCTGACCAATTTGTTATAACAGCCTTTTTAATTAGTTTTATATGGGAAGTATTTGAGGGCGCTTGTGGCGTCATAGGAATAAAAATGAAAG